TCGTGATGACCTCGCCGTGACCGAAGTCATCCTTGAGTGCTTCGCTGTCCGCGAACGCCCGCAACGCCTTCGCCGCAGCCTTGCGCTCGCGGGCGGACTGCTGCTCGTTGACGGCACAAGCGATGAGCCCGTATCCGGGCGGCGTAGCCGGTTCTCCAAGTGTCGGATTGGCTTTGCCGAACCACAGCGGGCGCAGCGCGTCGAACGGATCGGACACGTGGCAGAACGGTTTCTCGTCACTCATGCGACCCCTTTCGCGCGAATCAAGTCGCGCAGAACCATCGGAGCGAAACCAGGACAGTGCTCTACGGACGTAGGAACGTAGCGGGCGTCGTCGAGCATGTGGGTATGCGTATGCCCGTGCACGTTCAGCCGGTACCGCCCGAACTGGTTGGGATGCACCGGAATGTGTGTCAGAATGCACCCGTCGAACTCGTAGCAGCCGAAGATCTTCGAAAATCCGGCGTAGGCCGACATCGGCCGCTGATCGTGGTTGCCCATCACCAGCTTCTTGGTGCCTTTGAGGTCGGCGATCCAGTCCGTCGAGAGCACGTCCCCGAGGACGTAAACCACGTCGCGCTTACTGACGCGCTGATTCCAGGCATCGACGAGCGCCTTGTCATGGGCGTCCGTCGTTGCGAATCCGCGCGCAGCGGCGACCTTACCGTGGCCGAAGTGCAGGTCCGCGATCACAAAAACGGTGCTGGTCATAGTCCCATCGCCTCGGCCGACGCCACCACCTCGAACACGTCGAGGGCGGTGAACAGTTCTCGACGTGTAACTTCGATCAGCCCCAATGCTTCGGACACGCCGCCTCTGCCGTCCGAGTAGAGAGTCGGAGGCAGAGCGTCGGCCGCGTCCTGCGCCGCCCTGTACGCCATCGCCGCCCGCGTGACCGCTGCGAGCGTGGCGGCGAGGAACGATACAAGCGAAAGCCCGCGAGCGATCCTCATGCCGTCCCTGTCGCACCAGTCCGAATCTTCAACGTCGGATTCTTCTCGGGCGGCGCGACACAGCGCGTCCATGGCGTTAGATGCGAGCAGCGGGGAGCAGATGTCCTCGCTGTTCGGGAAGCAGGTGAACCGCATCGGAACGACTTGCTCGAGTTTTTCGATTACCTTCTCGGCAGCGGTCATGATGCACTACCTTTCGCCGCCGCTTCGAGCGCGTCGAGGGCGGCGTCCGTTTTTCGGTAGCAGCATTCGGACGGATGTTCCGGGCCGCGAGGCTTCTCGTACTCGTTCGGCTCAAGCCTGACGCCGCATCCCTCGCATTCCGAGTAGAGCTTCGTTCCGTTGGCGCGTTCGTATCGACGCCACCACGGCCGCGCCATCGCCGCCCGCGCGACCGCCGCGAGCGGGGCGAAGAGTTTGTCTTGCGCCCGTTCGATCTTGTCGCACGGTTCGCATAGAGGTTCGTCTGGGTAGCAACTGGACGGCGTCTCGCACTTGCGCCGGTCGACTCCCGTCGCGACATCGAGCGCCTTCGCCACCGCGCTCAAGACGCACCGCCTTCGAGATGTTTCCGAAGAACCGCCGTGGCGTACCGAACGGCATACTCGGGAGCAGCTGAGTTGAGGCTGCTGGCGACGCTGTGAAGTCGATCCATGTCCTGCTTGGTCGGGTTTGCGGTCATCAGTAGGAGGTAGCCCTCGACTCCGATCCATGTCGTGCCTGCGTCGTCGCTGTAGACGGCCGCGAACGGCTTCTCCTTGGTGCTCAAGACGCATCATCCTGACACGCGGCTCGGTGGGCGCGGATAGCATCTTCCAGCTCGAGAGTTGTGTAGCTGGTTCCGAGACGCTCCCATGCATCCGCGGCCGTGACTACCCTCGTCGCCGTGTCGGACAACGTCGGCGTCTTCGCGGCAACCTTCTTCTGCAGACGCTTGATCTCCTCGCCGGCCCAGAGGATGGGGTCGTGTCCGAAAGGCACGCCCATAGCTTTGCCGAACGCGTCGAGCTTGTCGAAGTGAGCCTGAGTCGCCGCACACGTCCGCCACGGCGCGGCTTTCGCGGCCTCGAGAGCATCGGCCGCCGCTGCGAAAGCCTCGGCCGCAGCCGGCGCGTGCTGTCTTAGGGTGCCCCATGAAACATCCTCATCCACCCACGTAGCAAACCGATCCGCGATCCATTTTTCACGTGTCATGATAGTCCCCGGAAAAGATCATTGTCGGGTTAAATCCGCCACGGCCAGGCCGAGGGCGAAGGATAGGACGGCACCGAGCAGCGCGACGCGCATCAGCATCGTCGAGGTATCGCCAGCATGCTTTCGCGGTCCGATCAGCATTATGCCGACGAACAGGACAGCGATAAGCGTGAGCGAGATGATGCAGAGCCGCTGTGATTGAGGCGACACGGCGTTCCGTTCTGGTCAAAAGGACAGTACCGGGTTGTCATCGTCGAAACGCACGTACCACGCCGAGTGGTTGTGGTCCTCGGTCCCGACCGCGAGGTCGGCTTCCTCGTTGAACTTGACGGACAGGAAGTCTCTGGAAAGGTACTTCATCGTTTGCGCGAGGCGCGTCGGATCTCCCGGTGGCGGGATTTTGTAGCGGTTGATCGCTTGAGGGCGGAAAGCTTCGCCTTGGAAGGCGAGGTAGTGGAACCACAGTCCGTCGCGCAGCAGTCCCTTTATCGCGTCCGGTGTGAGCGCTTCGCTACGATATCGAACGGCGCGGCGAAGGGTCTCCAGCAGCGGCACGAAGGTGTTATGGAAGTCGTTGTCGCCCCACACTACGGCGATGCTGCGGACTCCGGCCGGCTGTTTTTTAGATGTGTTGGTTCCCGCTCCCGGCCCGCGATCCACTTTTATGCGCTGTATGCAGAGGCGGCAGACGAGCCCACGGGTACCAAGCATGTAGCCCGGCTCGTGTTGCTCCTCGCGCGCCTTCGGATGATGGCAGGGCGTCATGTATTTTGCGGTCTTCAGTTGCTCGTAGTCGGGCACTGACAGTCGATGCACGGTCATCTCAGCCTCCTCATCGGTGAAAGTCGATCCACAGTTGATCGGAGCGGTGGCGCAGCCACTTCGCTACCGGCGTCGGAGCGTTCGCGCCGGCTTCTTCGTAGTAAGCGGCCAGCAGATCGACGAACGTCTCCGCCGCAGCGACCATCGCCGCGGTGCAAGTAACCGGACGTCCGGTTTGTTTACTGAGGGCCTCGTTCAGCGCCGCCAGGTCCACAGGTCGACGGGGTACCGCAGTGTTTCCCTGCTCAGGCATGGCTGTCTCCAGGGCCGGGCTCGTTGTAGAACTGATCCAGGAGCTCGGCGTGGATGCGATAGCCGATCTGCGCCATCAGCTCGTCCGGCGACCGTGCCGGGGCTGCCGGGTCCACGCAGATGCGCAGCGACAGCACGTGATGGTCCGCCTGTATCTGCAGAATCGCCGTACCGTCGTGGTAGCGGCCGGTGACGGAGCAAAAGTGCGGCAGCGGCGAGCTCGGATTTAGGCGCAAGATCGGCAGGCAGTCTTCTTCGAGGGAGACCTCACGCAGCTGCATGATGTCTTCGGTGGCTCGCCGTGCCTGAGACAGCTGTACGGCGTGCCACATTAAAAGCTTTCGCGTGCGGATCAGCTCCTGCCTTAGTGCGTTGACGACTTCAGCCGGAGATTCCTGTATCGTTACGGGGCCTCTGCGTAGCAAGCCCGTCACCCAGTGCCTTAGCCGGTTGACGAGGCTGTGTGGTCGGTACATGTGCTTCCTCGGAATCAGGGAAAAAACCACCATTTATCTTATGCCGTATCGGCTCTTTTCTTTTGCGTCTGTTTTCACGATAGACTGAAATAGCGGAGCCTTTTCCATGCCCGATCCGTTCGGCGTCTTTAACGTTGCGTCTTCAGCCACCACGGGGTCTCCTTTGGTGGTGACGCTAACGATTCCGGCCAGCTTTCACGCGGTGGTCACGGTCACCAACGAGCACAACTCCGGTCCGGTCCTGGCGAAAGCCTCCGGCGATTCCGCCTGGGCCGTCGTGCCTCCGGGCAAAACTTTCGGGCTTTCCATCCCTTCTGCGGAGACGCTGCAGCTGGCTGTCGTCGCCCCGCAGTACCGCAGCTTAGACGCCGTTGGGACCCCGCGCGAGGTTCCGTACAAGACGACGGTGCAGTTGAAGCAGCTGGTGGCGGTATGACCCCTGGATTTTACAGCATCACCTCGGCGGCGACTGCCGGCTCTCCGGTGATCATCACGCCCAACATCGCCGACAAGAACTACACGGTGCATGTGCACGTACAGAACGCAGGCGGTAAGGTCCAGGTACGCAGCAGCGGCGGGTCGTGGCAGACCGTCACGGTTCCTACCGACATCGCCGTGACCGCCGGTCAGACGCTGCAGCTGGCCAGCGCCGAGAAGCTGTATCGCTCCATGGCGCTGGGCATCACGCCGGTCGAGGTGGCGGTCGTGGTCGAGATCTCGGTCGTCGGACTCTCGTAATGGCGGCGGCGCAGACGAGGGGCGGGGCGATCTCCTGCGGCGACACGCACGCCGCCGGGTCATCGTTCCTGCTCGTCGACGGCGCGCCGGTAGTACTGGTCGGCGATCTGTCCACAGGTCACGCCGGTTTCCCGCCTACACCGGCCATAGAGGGTAGCCCGACGGTACTGGTGGACGGCCGAGCGGTCGTACGCTACGGGGATCGCTACATCGACCACCGACGCAAAGACACCGTACACCGGCAGCGGAGCGGCGTGCAGAGCACTTCCTACGAACTGGACGGGCCGGTGCCTCCGGGCGCGGCGGCTTTGCTTGATAAGCTGGCACAGCTCTAAACTAAATCCGACGCGGCTCTTCAGCCGTCGAGCACCTTGATGCATTATTCCGCGAAAGACAGCTTGTTCGTCACCGCCCCGGCCTACGACGGGCTCGAGAAGGTCGCGGCTATAACCCTAAGCCGCGACGGTGCCGACTGGGAGCGTCAGATCTCCGATGCCCTGCATCGCGAGCATCCGTTCATTCAAGAGCACAACATCTCGTTCCACATGACGCGGGTCGATGCGCAGACCGGCGCCGGTGTCGGCTCCATCCGCATCGACAACAAGGTGCTGCTGCCCATCATCATCGACCGGTTCAAGCTCGCGCCGTTGGACGTGTACTGGTTCGAAGACAAGTTGCAGCCGCTTACGCGCGACGCGCTCGAGTCGGCGCTGCAGGACGCTACCCTCGGTCAGCCGGTGGCCCCCGGGCAAGGCGAGACCAGCGACGTCTCCCTCTACAGCCGCACACAGGCGCCGTTCGACGGGAAATACACCTACGCAGCGCTGACGAAGGCCGCCGCCTCATCCAAGCGCGTCGGCACGGCGATCGACGCGGCGTTCAAGAGTCGAGCCGAGAGCGAGGCGGCTATCCTGGCCTCTTCGCCCATGCAGCGTGTGTTGCGGGATATGGTGACTGGCAAGCACCACAAGACGGCTGCGAAGGCCTGTGCCGCGAAGGCGCGCTTGGCGCGTCGGCAGGACGGTAAGTCTTACCAGAAGGTGGCGTCGGCCGGACTGTGGCGAGTTCCAGGATCCGATCTGCGGGAGCGGGCGGTGCTGGCCATCGACTACTACATCACGCCTGATCTGCGGCTGGACGATTCGCGTCGGCTACTGCTCGGCGTCGATAAGGTCGCCGGCTACGCGCTCCTCGACAAGCAGACGGAGGTCGCCGGGCGGCACGTGGCGTCGATGAGCAAGTTCGCCGCTTTGGACGGCACGGCTTCGCAGCCGCGGCAGCGGGCGTCAGGCTTCTTCGTAAAATTCGCCGCCAACGGTGCCATCGCGTGCGGTCCGTTCACCATCGATTACCAGACGGGCGATTCCTTCGCAGCGCACACCAACACGCAGCAGGCGGTGACGCTGACGAAGATCTCCGGTCTGCGCGTGCCGTTGCGCGACGAGCGCGGCGTCTGCATTCCGGCGGACTGGCAGTGGCTGGAGGGCGGATCTACATTTTCTCCGGCGGATGTGTCCGTGCACACGCCCCGCAGCGGCATACATAAGGTGGCCGGACAGCTGCTGCTCGCCAACGGTCGCCTGGTCGTGCGCGGGCTACCTGACTTCGCCACGGACGGCGAAGAGACCACCAAGACAGCCGCCGCGTTGCGGGAGCGGTTTGATGCGGAAAGCGTCGATGCGCTCATCAACACGCTGGTTCCTGGGGAGCCGACGGACTTTTGCATCGAGTCCGAGGATGCGCCTTTAGTAAAAGCGCCCACGGTGCCGGTCGTCGACGGTCCGTCCCTGTTGAAGGCGGCGTTCCACATTCGAGCCAATCCGGCCTTCACGTTCCCCATCGGACGCCGACTGTTGAAAGTCGCGGCAGTGACGGACGACGAGGCGGCGAACACGGTCGATGCGCTATTGGGTTTGAACTTTCTCAATCCTGAGAACATCTACCGATTCGCCGAGAAGGCCGATCAGATTACCATCGCTAAAGAGGCCGTCGCAAAGCTGCTGCTTGCATCACGCCTCGGTTTGCAGGTAGACTCCAGGCCGCTACGTACGGCGATGTTTGCTCTCGACGCCGTCGAGCGGGATCTCCGTGAGCTCCAGAACTCGACCGAAATCCCAGAAGTCAGAGGTTGAGCCGCTACTCCCGCTCACCCGGGAGGGCTTGCTTGTTAAGTACGGGATCACCGACCGTACTCTACGACGGCTGACGGACCAGCTACGGCTCTGCACACTTCCGGAGATCACGCAGCACGGCCGCGTGCGGTATCAGATCGATCCTAAAACCGATCTGATCCTGCACGCAGGTAAGTTCTGCCCGTACTCGTTTCCGCTGCGGCGCCCGCCTTTCCTGCGCTATGTCCTGCTCGGCTTGCTGACTTCGTCCGATGCGGAGATTCTGGCCGGCCTTGAAGCGCGCGGCGTACTTAACCGCACCATCGACGCGGCGTGGCTGAAAGAGGCGCGGAGCACGCTGAGCGACAGCTTCCCGACGCTGCTCCGCCCTTTCATCGAGCAGCAGCTCGAGCCGCAGACGGACTTCCAGAAGAACCTGCATCGGATTCTGCTGGATATCGCAGGCATATCCGCAGCCTACGACACCCCGGGGATGGTCGATCAGTTCTACTGGGCTGATCACGACCTACTGCAGTTCGTGCAGCAGATACTGCTGACGCACACCGCATCGCTGGACACCAAGGCCGAGATCATCAACCACGTCGCGCAGGCGGAGACCCTGTCGCCGGAAGGTCTGATGTTCTGGGAGGCGCTGTTCCACGACTCTGCGTTCATGTCACCGGAAGACTTCGACTGGTACGTCAAGACTCTTCCGCCGGTGCTGCGCAGGGCGTACCGCGACAGCGCCGAGCTGTCGACGCGGGAGTGGCTGGTGTTGTCCAACACGCACAAGGATCGTGAGGCGGAGGCCGCCATGGTCGGCGAGCAGCTGCGCCGGCGTGCGATGACCGACATCAAGTCGGACGACCCGAACGCGTTCATGCGCGGACTACGCGCCATGGCGGTCGCGGTGCGCCTGAACGATTTCGGCCTGCAGGACGTCAGCGGCAAGGAGGCGAAGCCGGCCTTCCTCACTAACTTGTTGATCGACGAGTACGCCTACGAGGATCGATTCAGCGCCAAGGACCAGGCTCCGGCGACGGAGTCCGGTAGTGGCTGATCTGCGCGTGCTGACTCCGCCCTTCTTCAACGCAGCGCGGCCCAGCGGAACTTACGACGCCCTGCAGAGCGGAGTGCGGAGGCTGTCAGAAGACTTCTCGACGCAGTTCCGGTACGGGGAGTTCGTAGGCGATCCGCGCGTCAATCCGAATCCTGACTACACCCCGGCGCAGCTTCGGACCATGCGTGCGATCGGCGAGCAGGCCTTGGACCCTAAAAGCAAGGTCGGCAAGCAACAGGCGCAGCAGCAGGCCGTGCTGCTCTCCACGCTGGCCGAGCGGTTCATCGTCGTCGACCGACACCCGCTGCGCTTTCACGCTGAGTGGCGCGGACAGATGCAAGATCGGCGCTACCTGCGCGAGCTCTACGACGTTTGTGCCAAGTACCCGACCGGCAGCCGCAATCAGGTCTGGTGCTGCGGGCGCCAGACGGAAAAATCGACCTCGCAGTCCGGTAAGTCGATCGTGCTCGGGGCTGCGCACGAGGCCTACAAATCGCTGTACGTTGCGCCGCGCTTCGACCAGGTGACGGTGTTCTCCAGCCAACGCTTCAAGCCGATGGCGGAAGACAGCACCACGCTGAAGGAGCTGGTGCGCCCGTCGCGCACGCTGTGGCAGGTAGGCGCCAAGGAGTTCATGAACGGGAGCTTCTTCAACTTCCGCTCGTGCTACCTCTCGGCCGACGGTTGCCGCGGTATCACGGCCCACCATCTGATGATCGACGAGATCCAGGACATCCTTTCCGACAACATCCCGGTACTCGAGGAATGTCAGTCCCACTTCGGTTGGGAGACCGGTCTGCGCGTGCGCACGTACGCCGGGACGCCGAAGACCAGTAACAACCCGCTGACCAAGCGGTACAAGCTCTCGGCGCAGTTCGAGTGGATGACGCAATGCAAAGCGTGCAACTACTGGAACTTTCCGGACGAAGACATCATCGGCGAGACCGGCTACATCTGCACTAAGTGCGGCCGAGACATCTTCCCGCAGCGCGACGGTCGGTGGGACCCCCAGAATCGGGCGGCGCTTGATCGTTGCTGGGGCTTCCGACTGCCGCAGCTGGTGGTGCCGTTCAAGACGTTCCAGGACATCAAAGAGAAGCAGCAAGATCCGAACATCTCGCGGCTGAAGTTCTACAACGAATGTCTCGGACTGCCGTATGACGCCGGCGAGCTGGTGCTGACCGACTCCGACATGCGGAAGGCCTGCACCGACGACAAGATGCTCACGATCGAGCAGCTGGCGCTGATGGCCAGAAACCACGTGCAACTGTTCGGAGGCGTGGACTGGGGCAGCGGCGAAGGCGACCATCCGTCATACACCGTGCTCTCGATCGGGCACTTCGACGGCCACGGGCGGTTCCGCATCAGGTACATGCGGCGCTTCAAGGGTAAAGAGGCGGCGCTGGCTCCGCAGCCGGGCATGATCAACGACATCGCCTCCCGGGCCGGCGTCTACGCCATGATGTGCGACTGGGGCTTCGGCGCCCAGTCCAATGCCCGCTTGGGGGCCGAATACGGCTGGAGCTGGACGCATACCCCGAAGGCGCTGCTGCAGGCGATGTATGTCAAGCAGCGCCGTAAGGCCGCCTTCGATCCGCAGTGCATGCGCTACCTGATCGACCGCAACCAGTCGATGATCGACTACATCGACGCGGTCAAGCAGGGCAATGTGCTGTTCTTCTCTTTCGAGCAGTTCTGCGAGTTCGTCACGGACTTCACCACGATCTACGTCGAGTTCAACGAGACGTACGGCACATCGAAGTACGACCACGTGGAGCCGGATGACGCGTTCCACGCCTGCAACTACGCCTACATGGCAGCACTGCAGTACGCCGGTCGGCTCATTCCGCCGGATCTGCCGCCATCCGACAAACTGGATCCGAGCGGCTTTGGCTACTGAGACCGATCAGCGGGGCGGAAAGTTTCGATATACTTTTTACGGTCCCAGATCTGTAGAACACGGAGGCGCTTTTACTAAAGGCGCCGTCCTGGCTTAGTGGAGTCGGTATGACGTCTGCGAACATGAAATTCCTGGCACTCGCCGGCCAGGCGGGCCGGTCGTTTCTCGAGCAGGGCGTGGCCTTGGACCAGGCTATCGCCAAGATCGCCTCGAGCGAGAACTTGAACCCGCTGCAGATTCAGCGCGTGGTCGAGGCTTCGAATCACTACGTCAACGACGCGCTGAGGGCCAAGTCGGAAGACAAGACCTACCGCTTCGACGTGGCTTCGACGGACGGGGTCCTGTCGCACCTGAACGCCCAGCCGATGGGCAAGACGGCGGCGGAGATCCGCTACGCCTTCCGCTCCCTGGTCGGTGCGGAGCGCTCGACGGCCTCGCTGAACAAGCTGGCCGAGGCGGTCAGTGACTCTCCGGCTCGCAAGCGTGTCGCGGCGCTCGGCACCATCGAATCGCTGCGCAAGATCGCCGCGCGCCTGACCACCTATCGTCGGGCGACATTGGCCAAGCAAGCCGGCCTGGCTGATGGCATCCGCTCGGACTGGCAAGAGCTCCGGCAATACGCCCAGGACTACGCCTACGACGGCAAGCCGATCGCCGATCTACACAAGTTTGCCTGCTCGGCGCGCCCGGAATCCGCGGCGGTCTGGGACGTGATCTTCCCGCAGCTGCGCGAAGAGGTCATCAAGCTATCCTCCCCTACCGGGAACCCCGCCTCCAGCAAGCTGCGTAAGCAGCCGCCGATCCACTCGTCGGACAAGGTTCCTCACACCGTAGTGAACGGCACGCATGGTTTGTTGGTCCTGCTGGACTCGTTCCGGAACAAGATCTCCGAGACCGATCAGGCCTCGTCGCGCCTGCGCCTGATGGATACCTTCGGGCCTGCCATCGTGCAGCAGATCAAGCCCTTGTCCACCGGCGAGGAGATCCGCAAGGATCTGGACGAGCGCATCTACAAGCTGGCGGAGGCCATGGAGCACTCTTCCAGCATCGAGGAGGGCCTGGTGGCCTTGGCTAAAGAGGCCAACATGCTGATGGCCCCCTTCCACGCGGCGGCCAAGGGCGTTGGCATGGCCGGAAGTGCGGCGAAGGGCCTCTGGCGGCACAAGGGCAAGATCGGACTCGGCCTCGGAGCCGCGGCGCTGTTCGGCGCCGCCAGTTCCGCCGGTAAGGCGTTGCGCCCTGAGCTGCGTAACTGGCAGCCCGGGTCCGAACGCGGCGTCAACTACGGCGGGTCCGCGGCGGTTCAGTAAGGATCAATTATGTCGCTTACGAGCAGATTCGGCCCGCTTTTCTCCGAGTTCGAGCACGACGTACTGGTCAAGGTCGGCGCCTGTGCCGCCCAGGCCCAGGCCGGAGACGTCTACCCGGCCGTCAAAGAGGCGATGGCCGAGCTGAGCACTCGACCGGACGACATAGATTTGCTGTTCGGCGTGCTGAGTTACACGTCGCGCAACGGCACGCCGACGGAGAAGCTGGCTGCGGCGAAGCTGCTCCCGCTCATCGGACGGGCGGCGCGAGAGATCGACGCCGAGTTCACGAAGTCGGCCCAGCAGGGCGCACCTATCGCAGTGCCGCGCCAGCAGCGTCAGCAGCAATCCAGCCAAGCCACGCCGGAACAGATCGCTTCGGTTTGGGGTCAGCCGCACAGTCAGTGGTCCGGCAAGGACAAGGCGCAGACGGCGCTCAGCGTGGCGGCGCTGCTAACCAGCATCGCTCCGTTCGCTGCGGCCGCGTTCCGCAACAAGAAGCGCAAAGAAGACATCCAAAAATCGCACGTGCGGATGCTCATGGAGCACCCGGAGCTGCGGAGCGAGCATCGGTTGCCGGAGTATCTGCAGACCATGTCCGACTTCGCGCCGGACGTGGCGGCTAACCCGCTCATCGCCGGCAACGTGATGAAGAACCTGCACCGCATCGGCCCGGAGGGTTTCACGGCCTCCACGCTGAAAGAGCTGATGGACCTGCAGAAGATGAAGAACGAGCAGGGCGGACGTCCGGACGCCTTGAAGGGTATCGCCGAGGCTCTCGGCCATGTCCACATTCCGTCGAGATCGTCCAAGTGATCGATCAGCCTGGGATAGACGTACGCTACAAGGGTACGCAGACCGACGAGGTCATCAGCGTGCCCTCGCCGTCGCGTCGACTGGGCGAGCAGAACCGCGCCGGTGTCGCCGCTGGCGTGCTGGCCAAGGCTCCGGAGGGACCGGGCCCGTGCAAGATCGCCATGGTGCGAGGCTTCGTCGGTGGTGTCGGACGTAATCTGCCGAAGATGCCTGGCCTGAAGCTCGCGCCAGGTGCAGCACCGCTCGGCGGGACCGCCACCCCTGCGGGCGCCGCTCCGTTCGCTAATCCCTTCACTCCGCGGCGGTCGCAGAAAATAGACCCCGTGGCTTTCAAGTCGCAATATCACCGCGTCCAGCAGCCCGGGCTGGCCGAGCCCTTGTTCGTCGATCGCAAGTCGGGACGCGCCGGCGTGCTGCGCGGCAACGCCGTCGATACGAAACCGGCAGACCCGACGCAGCGCGCGCATATTGGGCGGCTCGCCGAGGGCGTGACCGACCACGCGCGCTATCAGACCAACGTCGCGCTCGGTAAGACCGCGCCGTCGATGGCGCGCAGTCTGGCCTCCCGCGCAGGATCGCTGGTCTCTAATCCGCTGGGCCAGATCATCGCGCCGATGGTCGTCGGAAAGGCGGTCGATGCCGTCACTCCGCGCGACCAGCGCGGGCGTAAATTCAGCGAGACGCAGATGGGCGGCATGGTGTCAGCTGCGCTACCTATGGGAGCACCGGCGCTTTCACGCTGGGCGGCCGGACCTAGGACATTTTGATGAGCGATTTCAGTCGCGACGGCAAGATCATCGAGCTCGGCGGGTTCGGCAGCGGGTGGGGTCCGGACTACTCGCTGGTGCATGGTAGGACGTGGGACAAGATCGCCTCGACCTGCCACGTGCCGTCCGCCATCACGGAAGTCGCCGCCAAGCTGAAGCCGCGCCCGGAGGGCCTCTACGTGCATCTCAATGCACTCGGGTCCTACGAGTACTGGGGCCCGAACAGCAACGCCGACGCGTTCCCGGAGTGGTCACTGCTGGGCAAAGCGCCGCCGGCCGACGTAGGGCGCATCATCACGGACTGGAACGCCGACTCGAAGCGTTTCCAGGCCAGTCACTCTCCCGGCACCTACGGGATGGAGACGTTCAAAACACACGCGCACGTGTACATCCAGCACGCCAACAAAGACCCGCTGCAGTCCAAAGGCGATGTCGTCGCGGCCGCCTACAACGACTTCATGCACCGCGGAGAGCTGATCGTATTCGTATACAAGGACCGCGACCCGGAGGGCTACCGCCAGCTGGCCGCCGGGGATCCGGTCGCCTGGTCGATGGGGGCGCGTCTGCCCTACGACGTCTGCAGCCGCTGCCTGAACTTCGCCCGTAATCGCACCGAGTACTGCGACCACATGAAGCTGGCTCCGCGAACGGTGCTCGACGACGGCAACGCCAACTTCACCTACAACTTCTTCCCGGTCTTTTTCGACATCTCTCGCGTGAAGGTCGGCGCGGATCGCAGCGCCTTTACCCTGCGTAAAGTGGCGTCAGCGGTGCCGGCGCAGGCCCCGATGACGCGGAGCTTCGCCGATCCCACGGTGAAGACTGCGTGGTACGCCAAGCGCGCCACGGTCGTCAAGAACACTCCGCAAGAGGTCGGCGATCCTTTAGGGCACAGCGCCATTGATCCGAAGTCGATGCGGCTGCTTCAGTCACTGGCCATGAGCGACATCGCCTACGGCCAGTCCTCGGAGATCGACCCGCAGCTACAGTCGGCGCTACGAAAGCCGTGTGGCCTGCACGATGTGCTCGGGGCCTACGCCCTGGCCGGCATCGTCGTGCGTCCGGACGAGCTTCGTACTATGCGAGAAATTTCCGGGCAGCCCCTACCGAAGAAGCTTGAATTTAATTCCCGCGTCTCCAGACTGCTTCCGGTAACTGGTCGACGGGCCGCTGCGCGATCGATGCGTGCTGTGCATTTGCGTAAACGCAAGTCGAGCATTCGCAAGACCGCAGGGGTGCATGATCAGCCCGAGGCGGCCTTCGTCCCGGACGAGGGCTACCGATGCTACTTGCGGCTCCTGTACAAGGAGGCGCAATCTATCATCAAGACCGCGGCGGAGCCGGAGGTTCGGTTGGCCCTTGACCCATATGCGGTAGGTCGACTAATCTTCTCCGCCACCGCTGGTGACAGTGATACTGACTGGCTTCCGTTTGTTGCGGCAGCTGTAACTGGATGTTGACCGGGCGGCGTGCCCAGGTGTTCGGAGTCGCAAATGTCTAAGCAAGAGCACGATTTCGCGAAGATCCTCGATGAGCTCATCAACGGCGAAGCGCAGACCAAAGTCGCCGCCGACGCGGGCGAGCAGGGCGAGGATGCCGGCGAGGCCACTTCCATCGAAAAGATCGCGGAGGAGCTCAATGAAGCCGGCCGCCTGATGGCGGACTCGTTTACCGAGCGCTTCCTCGAGCACCTCAAGACGGCGATGGACGGCGGCAGCGGCTTGCCGTCTTCGCATGCGGCTCCGGAAAAGGCGTTGGCGTCGGACTGGGGCGCGGTGGTCGAGAAGCTCAAGAAGCACCACGCGTCGAAGAAGCCGTCCGGAGCCGGTGCGGGCCAAACGCGCGCCGAAGACGTGTACAAGCGGGTGGCCAAGAAGGCTCCCGGTGTCGGCGCCGAAACCGGCCGTAACTGATTCACGGAGACTTCAACCATGACCTCACTCGCACAAATCCGTCAAGAGCGCGAAGAAGCGTTGCTGACGACCAAGCTCGCGGCCGTCCAGGAGCGTTTCACCACCGCGGAAGAGATCGACATGCTTGACAAGGCCATTGACCTCGTCAAGGAAGCCGGCCTCACGGACAGCGTCGAAGTGCTCGACGTCGCGTCGCAGCTGGTGATCGAAGCGCTCGAAGGCGGCGAAGAGAAGACCGCGTCCGACGAGGAGGCCGAGACGGCCGCCCTGGCCGGCGCTGAAGCGGCCGAGCTGGCTTACGCGGCCGGCGTGACGCTCGACGACTTCCGCAAGGTCGCGTCGGATGAGAAGTCCGCCGAACGTTTCGGCGAGCTGCTCGGGCTGGCGTTCGCGCGCCTGCAAGATCTCGACACGACCGAGAAGTGAGAACATGAACGACGACATCCGAGAGCTATGCCGCCGCATCGCTGACCGTGAGTCCCTCACGGCGGGTGCCGTCGAGGTCAAGGTCGCGTCCGCGCCTCCGGTCAAATCTGCTGAGGATTTGATCGGAGTCGTGGACGAGGCGCTGACCGACGCACAGGAAACGACACGGCGCGACCTTCCCGGAAAGATCGCTATCGCCAAGCTGCTCGTCATCGGTGACGTCTTGGTGAGTCGAGGTATCTGATGGCCATGGTCAAAGTTGCTGCGGAGGATCTGCGACAGATCCGCGAAGCGTTGGTGAAAACGGCGGCGCTGGAGAAGCGCGCCGAGATCGCCGAACGTCGGAGCGCGATGTTGGAGCACGTCCTCGGGCTGGTTGACCGTGGTCTGATGGACTCCTCGGTGGCGCTGTCCAAGCTGGGCGAGTTCACCGCCGATCCGGATCAACTTAGGATTTTCGAAGCCGCTTCGGATTACCACGGTGCTTCGGTGAAGCTCGGTGTTGGTGTTGACGATACGGGTGTTACGTCGGCATCTACGCCGGAAAACAAACTTGCTCTCGCCCTGCAAAACATAGCGGGTGATAGCTCTCAAGGGTAAGAAAGGTTCCCATCATGGCCTATTCGCGTTCCAGCAGCTCCACGGTTGTTCGACTCAACGCTGATCTCACCAAGATCAACTTGATTCCGATGCAGGCTCCGGCCGACGGTTCGGCGATCATCGAGGGCGCCGCTATGGCGTTCGGCTCCGACGGCCGCGCCCGGCTCGCCACGGCTGCGGATACGGCGGTGTTCGTCAACTTCGTGGCGTCCGCGCGCACCGATGTGTCGACCACGCAGACGGATCCGCAGAGCGGCGCTTCCATCCGCATCGAAACCGGCGGCCTCACCGGCATCCCCGGCTCGTCGACGATGATCGGCCTTCCGGCGACCACGACCTACTGGTCGGTGGCTCCGACTACGTCGGACGTCGGCAAGTTCATCACCGTGGCGACCGGCAAGTTCGTTGTCTCCGATCAAACCCCGTCGGTCGGCGGTAATGCGGCCGGCGACATCGGTGTCTACGTCTTCGGCTCGTTGCTGAAGGTCGAGGGAGGCATCGCCTTCTTCCTGTTCAACTCGGTCGGGTGGGGCTACGACGCCGCCTGATTCTGATCCTTCTTCTGGAGAGCATTCAATGCCCGAAGTTCTTAACCCGTCCGAGTTCAACGCCATGTTCGGCGCCGCGCTGAACGGCGGAACCGAGGCGCTCGACAAGCTTGGCGAAGCCACCACCCTGTTCATTCAGGACAAGCTTCGCGAAGGGTCGCTCGCCCGCAAGATCCTTCCCCCGCAAACCGTCACGGAGCGCGAGCTCACCCGCAGCGTCGACAACGACTCTGACTTGACGTACATCGACGACATCGAGCCCGACTCGATCGCGATGGCGATCAACATGCGTGGCGAGCCGAACCGCACCTACATCCAGGGCAAGCGGTACGCCATCCGCATGCATACGGTCACGTCGGAGCGCTTCCAGAAGTCGGAGCAAGAGCTTCGCACTTACCGGATGCCGCTCACGAAGGTGATCGAGCAGAACACCGTCAAGGACATCCAGGAGCGCATCGACCAGACGTTCATGACGCACGTCAAGGCCGCGGTGTACCTCGGTACCCTGCAACGCCACAACGAGCTCATCTCGCGCGGCGTGCTCACGACCGGCGCGAAGACGAACACGGCTGGCACCACCATCCACACTGGTACCGGAGCCACCGGCACCACGTCGATGAACTTCGAGAGCGAAGCCGAGTTCATCTCGTACCTGTACAAGCACGACAAGACCGCGGCGGTCGGTGATGCGACCGGCGCTGCCATCGACTACGGCGATCTCTCGGCTCGCGCGTCGAATCAGCACTTGTACTCGAACCTGATTCTCTCCGGAGAGACCGAGTTCAACCGCAACGTGCTGCGCGATCTCGTCAAGGTGCAGTCCTCGCGCCAGCTCAAGGCGCGCTGCTTCTTGCTCCACGAGACCGACTGGAACGACCTCATCGGCTGGGATACCAACGATGCGGGCCTCGAGATCACGTCGGAGATCGTGAAGGACGGCTACAAGTACTCGACGATCGCCGGGTACACGTTCGTCACCACGGTGCGCGACAACGCGAACATCATCCAGCCCGGACAGATCTTCGCGTTCCCGTCGCCGGAGTTCCTCGGCCGCTTCCTCACGCTGGAGAACACCAAGTTCTTCATCAAGAAGGAAGGCCGCTTCATCTCGATGGAGGCGTGGGAAGACGTCGGCATGGGCTTCGGCAACATCAAGGGCATCTCGTGCATCTTGCTTGCCGGCGCTTCGATCGACCTCCCGGCGACGTTCGCTGACGAAGACGGCGTGGCGTCCATCGCCGGCGCCAACTCGGCGGCCGGTCGCACTGGCTACTCGGCCTACACCGGTAACCTCGGCGGCCAGATGGTGCGCGTCGTTAACGTGCTCGGCGCCGGCGTCTCCGGCGGCACGATCGAGGAAGTCACCGGCGTCGCCGCGACTTGATGATGCTGACCAGCTTCGGCTGGTCAAGCAGTTTGGTAGCGGGTGGTACGCCGCCCGCTACCGGCCCTGTCAACTCTGGCAGGGTTTTTTTATGTACCGGCTCTCCGTGATCCCGGTAAACTACTGACGCTATGTTGAACTACGGCTATCTGACGTACCACGGCCGCGAGAGCGTGTCGATCGGTTTTGAGCGCCTGTCGCCTGGTAGACGCCGCTTGGTCGGCAAGGCCGACTTCAGGTACGCGATCCGCAAGTACGGGCGGCTGATAACGGCCGAGTCCTGCGACGGAGCCGTCAAGCACGTAGGGGCGGAAACGCCTTGCCAAGCCGTCATGGCTACGGTTCCCGTCGTAGCCGAGCAGTCGTTCGCGGACGCCGTCGACATGATCCCGGCGGTCGGCCTGGTGGTTGATGCGGTGACTCCTCCTGAGATCACGCTGGCGGTCATGCCGCGTGCAGAGGCTGCGATCGAGCCCGTGGTGGTTCCGGCCGTCGAACCTACGGCTCCTGCCGAATTCACGATGCCGGCGTTCAGTCTCGACGACGACACCGACGCGCCTCCGACGCTGCGTGAGCGCGTCAAGGTCGCCGCGCCGAAGCTCTCTGATGCCGCGCTGGCCGAGGTCATGGCGCTGCTCGAGATCGGCGCCGAGAAGCCGGAAGATCTGACGAGCGTCAACGGCGTCGGCAAGGTTCTGGCCGCCAAGATCCTGGCTGCGGCCAAGGGCTAAGCCGTGACCGAGACCAACGACGGGTCCGCAGTCATCCAGGTACCGAAGGTACTGGTGGATGACGTACGCGAGATCATCTCGGACGACGACGCCAGCAACGAGCTGATCGAAGGGCGCGAGTTCTCCGATCAGTTCCTCGCCAAGTGCGTCGTCTACATCCTGCGTGACTTCAACGCCACCTCGCCGGCGTCCTTGACGTTGACCTTCGCCCAGCTGTTCGGCGCGCACGGCGACCTGCGCACCTGGGTGGTCGAGGCCGCGGCCGGCCGCGCACTCTACCTCGGAGGACTGCGCCGGATGCGCAATCAGGCTCCGTACCAGGCTGGCAGCATCTCCTTCGATCCCAACGCCACCGGCGCTGCGCTGATGCAGACCGGAGAGCGCATGATGGCGATGTGGGATAAGCGCAAGAAGGACAAGAAGGTCGAGATCAACGTGAGCAACGGATTCCACGTTGCGCACTCGGAGCTGGCCGCGCGAGAGATCCTTACCGGCTCCACGATCGTCGTGGCCGGGGGACCGCTCTGATATGTCGACCGAGCTGGGCGCTTTTACTGAAAGCGCCTCGTCATGATTCCAGTTCTCTACGACATCCAAACCTCCCGCCAGCGGCCGACGTCCATCGTCATCCTCTGGCGGTACGCCATGACCCAGCCGGTTGCGGCGGCGCGCGTCAAGCTGTTTCGGTCGTACGCCCCGAACGACGGCTTCACGGAGCTTGCCGACGTACCGCTGGCCGACGGGATGTATCAGGACGACAGCTTGCCGGCGCTCGACGTAAACCGCACGGTGTACTACTCGCTCCAGGTGAATCACCCGGATGGCAGCCGCACCTACGGGCCCGTGTTCGTGCGCGACCGAGTGGATCGATTCCAGATGTACGTCACGCGGCGCATGAACCTGTATCTGAGCGTGATCAACGCTCGGCCCGTGCTGATCTACCAGCCCGCGTACGGTGAAGAGGCCAGCCGCTGTCCGAACTGCTGGGATACGGTCACTAAGCAGGTGGTGGTATCGAACTGCCGCGAGTGCGCGGGCACTTCATACATCGGCACGATCTCCGGCTACTACAACCCGATCCTGACGCTGG